CGCCCGACCCAAGGCGTTGACCTGACCCTCGCCGGTGACATCAGCCTTGACCTGCAGCAGCGCTTGCATCACCGCCATTTCACTTCCTCCGTTTCGCCTTGGCGATCGCGTGGGCTTCCATCACCTGCACATCATCAAGCACCTGCTCGGTCACTGTCACACCGAGCACTCCGGCCAGCTGCAGCATCACCCCATAATCCAACCCGATCACACCGTCGATGCTGGTGCGCCATTGAGTCAGACATCGCATGAACAGATGCACCGCCGGCCAGAGGTCATGCCACAGCGTGAAGTGCGCGGGCGCCAGATGATGCGATTCCAGGATCACCCCATAGGCAGCGGCATCGCTCTGCAGCTGCGCCGTGTCACCCTTGCCAGCACGCATGAGGTGATCCACGGCGCCCGTCAGTTTTTTGCTCGCGCCTTCTCGTGCGCCTCGAAGAACGTGGCCACCAGCACGTCGGCCACGGTGGCCACCTTCAGCAGCTGTTCCTTCGTGGCTGGCGTGCATTCCACATCGGTGCCGTCAGGATTGGTGATGCCCTTCCAGCCGGCCAGGATCTCGGATGCGATCTCGCGGGTGGGCAGCGCGTCGATCAGCTCGTCGCGCTGCACCTCGGTCTTGATGCGGTGGTACGCCAACTGCACCTCCTCCATCCGATCCTGCGGCAGGCGGTTGAACACCGCCTCAAACTGATGGGTGCGGTAGCGGCCACCGTCCACCAGCTCCCGGATCACGATCGGCCAGGAGAAGGTGGGCGATTGTTCGAGGATGAAGGCCATCAGGTCAGAGCGAGAGAGAAGTCGTTGTTGCCGCTGCCGCTGGGCAGCAGACGGAACGGCAGGGTGATCATCGTCACGCTGTCGCCATCCTCAATGGTCGGCGCATCAAACGCACAGGTGCTGGCGTTGAAGGTGATGATGTTGCCCGCGGTGGCGCCATGCACCCAGCTGATCGCGCCGGTGGTCTGGTTGCTGGCCAGCGTGAGGAAATCCTTCGTGGCGAAGGCAGGCAGCTCGATCGTGATCGAACCGGTGGCCTTGCGATCGGTGACCAGAACCTGTTTGGTGCAGCCGGCCAGCTGGCGGAACACAGTCTCGACACCCAGCGACAGGGTGAAGGACTGCAGGCAGGCGCTGAAGCCATGCACGCTGACGCTGGTGGTGTTGTCGGCATTGACCACCACGGGCGCAGCTTGGGCGGAGTAGGTCTCCGACGGACGGCTCAGGGCGCCGGGGGCGGCATACAGCCCCATGTGCTCAAACGCGATCGTCGGGATCTCACCCACGGTGAGGCTGATCTCTGCAGTGCCACGGATGCCGGTGATCGCCTGACGGCTGCCGTTGTCGGCGTAGAAGTCGCAGGTGTAGGAGCTGTGGCTGGAGGATGCCGGGGCGTAGGTGACGCTGGTACTGGCGACGACCGTCTCGCTGCAGGCCGAGGCCATCATCAGCGGCGCCCAGCGGGGGGCGGTGCCAGCGGTGCCGGAGCCGGCCAGTTCAACCGTGGCCTTGAGCGGCACCGATCGCTGAGCAACCACGCTGGCGCGGTTGCCCATGTATGCCTGAATGGTTTCGCGCTCAACCAGCTCAAGCGCCAAGGGCTCAATGTCGAGCTCGGTGAACAGCAGGGCATCGGTGGCAGCGGGGCTGCTGCTGGTGCCATAGGTGGCCTCGGTCTTGACGAGGGCCAGGCGATTGCGCCACAGGGCCATGGGTCAGTCCTCAGATTCGGGGGCGGTGTCTGCAGCGGCGGCGGCGGGCGCCGTCTGCTGCACGCACAGCCAGACGCCATCGGAGAGGATGTAGCTGCCACCTGCGGCGGGCGGTGGCGGCAGAGGTGCATCCTCAGCCTGCGGCTTGATCTGGGTGCGAGCCATTGACGCAGACATGATCTGTGACCAGCTTACCCGGCCTGTGCTATGCAGACTCCAGGTTGTTGGCGAGGGTGCGGTAACGCACCTGATAGGTGCAGACGAGCCAGAGGGAGGTTAGGTCTGCCTTGTCGCGTTGCGGATCAGTGCCGAGTGGGATGATGTCGAGCGCAAGACCGCCGAGAGTGCGGTCAGCCATGAGCAGGCTGTGAGCTGAGACGCGAATCGGATCGGCCAGCTGGTCAGGGATGCTGCCACGGGTGTGGATGGCGATGAGCACCGGCAGCGTCCAGTCGAGTTTGCAGGTGCTCATCTCGCGAGCGGTTTCACCACCGGGCTCGATCACCATGGCGGGCGCTTCATCACGAGAGAAAGCCTCCACCCTGGAGCGGTAGACGGTGCCGATGCCGGCGGTGGCCGCCAGGGTGGTTGCGATGTGAGCAAGGATCTGTTCGCTGCGGGAGGCCATGATCAGGTGTCCTTGCTGTCGGCGTAGGCAGGCTGCTGCTTGAGCCAGGCGTAACCGATCGCCAGCGGGTTGGGGCCTGGGGCCAGCTCCTCGGTGGGCGCAAACTCGGTGCGGTCGAGGATGGGGCTGGCGCCGGACTGGGCGGCGGCCTCGCTGGCGTAGTGGCTGACCTGCAGCAGCAGGCCGTGCTTGTCGGCACGGAGCAGGGAGATCTTGGCGTAGGCGTTGGGGATGGGGATGCCGAAGGGGGTTTCGGCGAGGTCGGTGATCAGGGCCATCAGAAGGTCATCTCGGTGGTGTTGATCTTGCACACCCACCTGATGGTGGTGGATGCCGCGCCGGTGACTTCAACCTTGATGCCACCGTTGGTGGTGTCGGCGGTGACGGCCACGGTCCAGGCGGCAGCGCCGGCATCGTTGTGGGTCATGGTGACTGTTGGCGTGCCGACCATGGCGGTGGTGGCTGCGCTGGCGCCGCGCTTGATGGCGCCGTTGATCGTCCAGCGTGCGGTGTCGCCTGCGCCGGTGACGCCTGCGATCACTTCGCCGCTGAATGAGTAAGCGCTGTTGTTGGGGAGGATGACTTGGTTGGTGGTGCCTGCGGCGCTGGTGTTGCTGGTGAGGACGGTGGCGGTGGCGTCGGTGGTTTGGCGACCTAGGAGTAGGAGGGCGGACTGGGTGCGGCCAGCCGCACTGGAGATGGGGGCACTACATGCCGGGAAGACGTGATACCCGGTGATACTCCGTGTGTTGCCGTAGGAGCCACCGGAGATAAAGGAGTTCTCGCCATTGGCGGTGTTGTTGCTGCCTCCACAAATCCCGGAATAATTGCTGCTAATGACGTTGCTAACGCCGCCACCCATGAATGAGTAGGAGCCGCTTGCGTTGTGGTTGTAACCGCCACCAATTAAGGTATGTGAGCCGGAGCATGAATTGGTATCGCCACCAATAACGACAGCTCTTGAAGCTGTGGCGCTATTTGCATTTCCACCCCCCACAAACGCATACAGTCCCGACGCCGTATTGCCATTACCCCCACAAACCGTGGCATGGGTGTTGGTTTGGGCGGTGTTGTTCAGACCGCCGCCGACGAAGCTGTAGCTGCTGGAGGCGGTGTTACTGTGACCACCTGCTATCGCTGACCAGTTTGCCGATGCTGTGCATAATTGACCACCTGAAACCACCGAAGCGGCACCGCTGGCAGTATTCTCAGTCCCACCCCCTATCGCCGAAGCATTTGCACTTGCGACTTGAGATGGACTACTTCTAGCTCTTTGCCAATCAATCGCACGTGTGCCCCTCTTATTCCCCCCAGCCGTAGTCCCATCCGGCACCTGCGCCAGTAGTGCGCCTGTGCCCTTGGCGACGATGGCCACGTCGATGTTCGTGTAGCTCGCATCCGTCGCCGTCAGCGCATCGACCGGCACGGTCGCGTTGGGTGATGCGGTGCTCTCGGACTCGACGAAGTGGGTAAGGCCGCCGCCACCGCCACCGGTGGCGCTCAGCGTGCCGCCGCTCAACGATAAGCCAGAGCCCACGCTGATCTCCTCGACCGCGCCGGTGCTCGCCGTAGAGCGGCCCAGCAGGCGCGCAGTGGCCATCGTGAGCCCACTGCCGGTGATCGCACCACTGGCCGCTGCACCGATGTCGCTCGCGCTCGGCCGAGCGTGCACGTGATCTTCCCTGGCGTAATCCGTGCTGGTGCCGATCGCAGCGGCAGCACCCAGCGCCAGCGGTGCCGCATCAGCTGCGGCTGGGATCGTCGGCTTCCCGGTCAGATCCGCATACGCTCCGGTGGTGGCCACCGTCGCCAGGCCGGTGATCGTGCTCGCTGACTGCGTGCCCGTGTGCGTGCTGCGGTCGCGCAGCTGTGCATCCGTTGAGTTCGCCGTGGCGCCAGCAGCCACGCCATCCAGCTTGGCCTTGTCGGCCGCGGCCATCAGCCCAGGATCGCTGGTGGTGGCCAGTGGCAGCGTCACATCAGCACCGGTGGAGCTGGTCAGCAGTCGCGTGGATGCCGTGTAACCCAGATCGGTGCTGCCGCCTGCAGCATCCAGCGTCGTGCCGGTGATCGTCAGATTCGTGCCGAGCGTCAGGTGCGTCAGCTTCCCAGCTGAGTCATCCCAGAACACCAGCCGATCAGCGCCTGGATCATCCGCCTGCAGCTCCTGCCCACTGACGCTCAGCACATCAGCAACGCTGGCGCCCAGCGTC